CAACCAAAACTAGTATCACTAGGTAAACAAGTAAAAATAGAAAAACAGGCGTAGAGTAAAAGGGGGCAACCCCTTTTCTCACGCAATCACACGGGAAAACAACCATGCATCGCAATAAAAGCGTAGACGTTCATAAGTTCACAATGATTCCAAAAGCGGATATACCCCGCTCATCATTTGACTGTCAATCCACACACAAAACGACTTTCGATGCTGGCTACTTAGTACCCGTATATATCGATGAAATGCTCCCTGGGGACACTTTCCGATTAAACATGACAGCGTTTGCACGACTGTCAACACCCTTATATCCAATCATGGACAACATGTATTTGGATTCCTTCTTCTTCTTTGTTCCCAATCGCCTAATTTGGTCAAATTGGCAAAAATTCATGGGACAACAAGAAAACCCAGCGGACTCGATTTCATTCGTAGTCCCACAACAAGTATGCCCCGCAGGTGGCTACACAATTGGCAGCCTTCAAGATTACATGGGGCTGCCGACCGTAGGTCAAATGGGTGCTGGTGCCACCGCAAGCCATTGTGCCTTTTGGCCAAGGGCTTACAACTTAATATGGAACCAATGGTTCCGAGACGAGAATTTACAAAATTCGGTTACTGTAGACACTGGAGACGGTCCAGATACCGTCACTAACTACACATTACTAAGACGTGGAAAACGAAAGGACTACTTCACGTCCGCCTTACCTTGGCCGCAAAAGGGAACGGCCGTCTCATTACCCCTGGGGACTTCTGCCCCAGTAAAAACAAATAACCTTGCCCCAACAATGAGCGGGTTTGGTCTTACTAATCAACGCATTCGTTCAACCGCTGGTAGCGGTACGATGTCGTTTGAAACCAACCCAACATCCAGCGGAAGCGGTAACACATGGGGCAATGAAACTGGAATGTTTGCAGACTTATCAACTGCAACATCAGCAACAATTAATCAATTGCGTACATCATTCCAGATACAAAAATTACTCGAAAGGGACGCTCGTGGCGGAACTCGATATACAGAAATTATTCGCAGTCACTTTGGCGTCGTATCACCCGACGCAAGACTGCAACGCCCCGAATATATCGGAGGCGGATCAACTCAAATCAACATCAACCCAATCGCACAAACAAATGGAACAGGTGCTAGCGGGACCACTACTCCTCTCGGCACACTTGGCGCTATGGGTACTGGCCTCGCTAGTAACCATGGCTTTACTTATTCAAGTACTGAACATGGTGTACTGATTGGACTAGTCAGCGTAAGGGCTGACTTAACATATCAACAAGGTCTCCACCGTATGTGGAACCGATCAACTCGCTATGACTTCTACTTCCCAGCATTCGCCACACTTGGCGAACAAGCCGTACTTAACGAAGAAATCTACATACGTGGCGATGCAAACGATACAGGAGTGTTCGGATATCAAGAACGCTGGGCAGAATATAGATATATGCCAAGCCGTATATCCTCGCTGTTCCGTTCAACGGCAGCAGGAACAATCGACGCTTGGCATTTAGCCCAGCGCTTTACCGCACTCCCAACACTAAATACAACCTTTATACAAGACACACCACCAGTCTCACGGGTGGTAGCCGTAGGCGCTGCTGCAAACGGCCAACAAATTATCTTTGACTCTTTCTTTGATGTAAAGAAAGCAAGACCAATGCCAATGTACTCAGTACCTGGCTTAATTGACCACTTCTAAAAATGTTGGCATCAATCATAGGAGCCGGTATAGGTGCAGCGTCATCTCTTATCGGCACTTCAATGCAAAATGCAGCCAGCGCCCAGCAGGCTGCAAACCAAATGCGATTTCAAAATGAAATGAGGGCTACCCAATATCAAACTGCTGTAGCAGATTTAAAAGCTGCAGGGCTTAACCCTATGCTAGCCTACACCCAAGGCGGAGCAGGAACTCCTGCAGGCGCAGCAGCGCCAGTAGCTAATGTATTAGGACCAGCAGGAAACTCCGCAAAAGAAGCAGCGTTAGCGGTAGCTCAATACGCAAATATGCGAAATACAAATACACTGCTTGAGGAACAAGCAGAAAAAACTAGAGCTGATCGATATTTATCACTCGATCAAGCTGCCCTAGCAAGGGCAAACACAGCAAGGGAAACAGCCCAACTCCCAGGCTATGGCAAATTTGGAGAGCTGCGCGATTCTCAAATTGCACAACTAAGATCATCAAGCGCGCTGCAGGCAGCGCAAACAACATATACAGGCGCACAAACCGGATATACCGGACAACTAACACGACTGGCCAAAGAGGGCAGTGCCCCGTCCAGTCAAAAACCAATATACCAAGATGTAAAAAATATGCTCCATGAACAATGGAACAAATATCAATCAAAAGGTGGAATGAAATGAAACCAATAAAAGTAAGACAACCCTATTCATACGATACGGATGCTGCGTCAAATGAGTCAGGGCTGCATTGTGAGGATGCAACCCTGACTCAGCAGCATTTCGCTGAAGAAACGGATATTAACTATATCCTTAAACAATTCAACATAACAGGGTTATTACCTACTAACCCAATATCGCCTCGCTATGGCGATTTTTCAAACGTCCATGACTACCACTCTGCCTTAAATGCCGTAATGGCTGCAGAGGACGAATTTGATGCCTTACCAGCCCAAATTCGAGCTAGGTTCGAAAACGAACCAGCCAATCTCATTGACTTTTTAAGCAATGAGCAAAATCGAGACGAAGCTGAAAAGCTTGGACTCGTAAACCCGTCTTTTTCGCAAGAAAAAGCGGAAAGCACAGTTACCCCACTAGATGTAACTGTGCTAGGTGACACCAGTACCCCCAACTAACGATAACCAAGGCCAAAAAAATGTATAGAAAAAAGGTAAATAAGCGTAAAAGCGCCAAGTCTTTTCGCAGAAACACAACTAAAACAAAATCTGCAAATATGCAGTCTGCACCGCAGCGGGGAGGCTGGCGGCTCTAATAAAGCGCCAGGCTACCTCACATGGCCTGTTATCACCCACTAACGGCATATTTAATGCCGTACATGGTTGCTGGAAAGTTCAAAAACGAGATCTCGTTTAAACCTTGTCCCGACAGCAACCAAATTCAACTACCCTGCGGACAATGCGTTGGCTGCAGGCTAGAAAAATCACGTCAATGGGCTATTAGATGCATGCACGAAGCCCAATTGCACGAAAAAAACTGCTTCATTACCCTCACTTACAATGACGAAAACCTCAAAACAAAATCACTCGACCATACGGACTTTCAAAAATTCTTCAAGAGACTCAGAAGGGCCATTGCCCCTGCAAAAGTACGTTACTACATGGCTGGAGAGTACGGCACAAAGTTCGGCCGCCCTCACTTCCACGCCTGTATCTTCGGATACGATTTTCATGATAAGAAACTATACAAAAGGACTTCCTCTGGTTCTCTCATATATAGATCCAGTGAGCTTGAAAAGCTCTGGACACATGGTTATTCCTCCATTGGAGACGTTACATTCGAATCAGCTGCTTACATTGCTAGATATATTATGCAAAAGTACACAGGAGAAATGGATCGAAATAACACACACATCACCCGAGATGAACACTACACATATTGTGACCTTTCCACCGGAGAGCTAATAAAGCTTCAACCGGAATACAACAAAATGAGCTTAAAACCCGGCATAGGCGCTGAGTGGATAAAAAAATACCGTTCCGACGTGTATCCCCATGATTACGTTGTAATCAACGGCAAAAAAACAAAACCGCCCAGGTACTACGATAAAATTCAAAATAACGACTACCCCTTCGAATTCGAAGAAATATCCCACAAACGTGAAAAAGCCGGTAAACTAAACCACGAAGACAATAGCTATGACCGACTTGCTGTAAAAGAGCAAGTAACAAAAGCTAAACTTCAATTACTCAAGAGAACCCTCACTTAGGAAAGAAAACATGAAACTCACATTATGTTCAGTAAAAGACAGGGCAGCCGATGCTTTCGGCCGCCCAATGTTCGTACGTTCAATAGGCGAAGCCATTAGGAGCTTTAGCGACGAAGTCAATCGCTCTGCCGATGACAACCAGTTACACAATCATTCAGACGATTTCGATTTATTCGAACTCGGAGAATTCTGTGATAACACAGGAACAATAACAACACACGAACAACCAAAACTAGTATCACTAGGTAAACAAGTAAAAATAGAAAAACAGGCGTAGAGTAAAAGGGGGCAACCCCTTTTCTCACGCAATCACACGGGAAAACAACCATGCATCGCAATAAAAGCGTAGA